CTTGTGGTTGACCTGGGTCAAATCGCATCCTCATCGCCTATCCTCATGAATTCAGCCACGTCCTGCAGAATCGAGTAAACGACTTCGCAAAGTAGATTAAACTGGGCTTCGGCGTCTTCCTTATTCCGTAAAGGTCGCCTGGGACGTAAAAACTCCAATACATCATCCGGAAGCTTCTCTAAAATAATTGTGATTATCCCTCGAATGTCTTCCCAAGACCTTGCCGAGCGAATATGTGCCCACACGTCGTTTTGACCAAACCATAATTTGAAAGCACCAATTTCATTGCAAGTATCAAATAAAAGTTCATCTGGAATCGGTGGGGCAAAGACAGCATCCCAGTCGCAGCGGTAACGTGATTGGTTCATTTTCATTTCTTTGGCCTGGTTTTGCTTTTCGTAGACGGTTCTGGAGAATCCTTCAACCACTCAGGCACAATGCCTTTCTGAAGATTTACGTGAAGATCTCGGATCGCTGCACGCACGATCTTTGACTTGTCAAGTTGATCGCCAGGTTTCCGGTTGAGTAATTGATTCACGATCGGGACATCGGTTGTGAAGTTTTCTCTGTCTTCATCGGTAACTTTAAATGTCATTTTCACGTGGATCTTCTGCACCTTGCTCACGATCGCTAAGGTCGGACGTACCAAGGGATTACGAAAGACCTTTAAGGACCATACATGGTCCAGACAAATAGTATGAACACGGTATGGACACAGAATGCAAAAAAAATCGTGCCTTATTTTATTTCGGTATTGTTCAGAAGACGGAGCTCTCGTTTGGTAAAAGCAAAGGTCGTTCCTTCAAGGTCGCCCATGGCGCGCACTCCTTTTAAGAGATAAACAGCTTCTTGTTTGTCCCGTATATCGAAACGCCATTTCCCGGTTCGTGAATCGATGACCGGTTTCCCTAAAGGACTGTCAGCTTTCGAATAGCGAGCCTCAATTTTGGCTCTTATTCCGGGGTATCGTTCCTCAAGTAGTTCCAGAAACTTTTTCGGCGACATCCTGTCCATTGAAATTACAAAACTGTCACATACGCACAAGCATGTCTATGCGAAATTGCAATATGCACTTGTAATTTGGACCATTACGGCAGTTTGGATATTTGAATTTATTTGTCGCTAATTGTCGCCGCAATCGTTTTCGCCTGTCGCCGATTCGCCTATTTTACTCGTGTTAAATCCTATTTTCGGCGACCCACTAGACGCTTCATAAATCCAGCCATTACTATGGTCTGACACAGACCACTATTATGGCTACATCAGTCTTCGCAGAGTTGCCGCCGAAAGATTCAGGCCCGAGATTTTCTCACGAACGTTTGACCGTTAAAGAGGTCGCCGAATATCTCAGGGTTCATCCGTGGACCATCTATATGTGGGCTAGGAGTGGTCGGTTGCCGTGCATCCGTCTTGGTAAGCATTCGCTGCGTTTCCTCCTGTCGGATATCGACAAGTTCGAAAAAGCGCACACCACGGGACGGATCCGGTGATTGTTCCCAAGCATATCCGGGACAAGATGTCTCCCGAAGACCGCGCACGATACGAAGCTGCGGAGATCGCGGCCGGCGAGCGTTACATTGCAAGGAACGAACGCCAGGAACAAAAGATCCTCAATAAGTGGCTCAATTTGCAACTGGGCGGGCGCAAGCTTTGGCCGATCAATCCCCGGAGTGACAAAGCCTCCACAATTCGGGTGGGGCATCCCGATTACACGATCTTTCTGGCTAAAGGCAGATTGCTTCTCATGGAAATGAAAGTTGAAGGCGGAGTCTTGAGCGAAGAACAACTCACCGCCATCGGGATTCTTTCGGAGCTTGGACACGAAGTCGCCATCCCCGCAAGCGCCTATGAGGCAATCAACCTGGTCAAAAAATTTCTGTAAACCCGAAAACCACAAACCCCAATGAACGAAACTGCCGCCAAACCGCTAGCCAAACAGAGTCCAAAACCATCCATTCGCGATTTCCTGCAAAGCCAGGATTTCCAGAAACAGGCAATGCTGGCGCTGCCCAAAGGCGCCAACTACATTCGCTTTGCCCGTAGCGCACTGACGGCAACGTTCACTAATCCCAAACTGCTCGATTGTACCCAGGCCAGTTTCCTCAATTGCCTGATGCGCCTGGCGCAAGCCAACCTTGAGCCAGACGGGCGCCGCGCACATCTGATCCCGCGCAAAAACAAGGACGGAACCGTTCACTGCACGCTCATGATTGATTACAAAGGGATCGCCGAGCAAGCCAGGCGCAACGGCGACGTCGCTTACATCCACTGTGATGTTGTCTGCGATAACGACCAGTTCGATTACCGGTTCGGCACGGGTTCAAAATTGGAGCATGTACCAGCGGCAGGTAACCGCGGAGCTGTCTGGTGCGCCTACGCGTTCGTGCGCCTCAAAGATGCCACTGAGGAGTTTGACGTGATGTCGCTTGAGGAAATCGAAACGATCCGACGCCGATCGCCCGCAGCTGATGACGGACCTTGGGTCACCGACTGGCGCGAGATGGCAAAAAAGACCGTGTTCCGGCGGCTGAGCAAACTGCTCACCTTGAGCCCCGAACTGGTCGAACTGCTAGACTACGACGAGGAACCCTTGACCGAACGCGAGCGTTTTAATGCGGCTCGGCCGGTCGTGGCGAGTGTGGCAGAAACGCCGGCAACACCAAAACGCGGGCGGCCGGCCAAAGAACCCGAAACCCCCAGACCCCCGGCGATCGAGCAATCCTCTGATAGTCTCTTTGGCGAGCAGCAAATGCCTCCAGAGAGCGTTTCTGTTTCTGAAGAGCCTCTTGATGCCGCCAAAGAACAAAATGCGCCAGAAAGCCCGCTGGAGCGTGTAGAAGGGCTTTTGAGCCAAGGCGGATTCACCGAAGCGCATCTGCTCGAACTCTTGCGCCGAGTGAAATTGATCAAAGCGGAGCAAAACCTCTCCGTTGTTGCACCAGAAACGCTCTCAATCGTGCTTGAGGATTGGGAGAATTGCTCGCGACGTTTGCTGCAAATCCAGACGGGTAAATAACCGAAACCTGGACTTCCGATGAACGATAAATCGTTAATAAGCCGTGAGGAACGGATAAGAATTGCATTTGAATCCGTCTTGAAGCAGCCGCTCGAACCAGGAACTTTGATCCAAGTCACCAACCTGGAAGAACTGTTTCTAGTTAAGCGCGACACTCAACACTTCAACTGGTTGGTTTCTGGCTTGCGGCACGCTCTTTACAAGATTGGCATTTATCTCTCAGGCGAAGGCGCTGAACGTAATCAAGCCTACGAAATTCTGCATCCGCGTGATCATCAATGGGTGGCAAAAGTAGCCATGGCGAAGGCTGAGCGATCATTTGATGCCATGGAAACATTGCTCAGTAACACCAATCTATCGTCGCTTTCGAAATTGGAAAGGGAACGCCATGCCGCCACTTTGCGCGAGGTGGCAATGAAAAACAAAATCCTGCGGCGAGCCATTCAAACTGAAGAAACAACTGAACCCATTCTTATGTCGAAGCGGAGCACAGCGAAGCGAAACTTAGCGAAGCGTAGCATACCAAAGCACAGCATAGATTTTTTAAAAACTAGTCTTAGCAAAACTCAGCATAGCCCAGCGGAGCGCTCCAAAGCTTAGCGCGCCTTGCCCGAGCCCAGCACAACCGACCACACCAGAGCACAGCCGAGCGAACCAAAACGGTCCTAAGCACAGCATAGATTTTAAATTATGACAACTAAAGAACTCTTTATCCGATGGACCGGCATTCGCCCATTACTAATCTGCAATGGCGAACTTGCTAATCCGCTTAATCCCGAAGTGATGCGGATGAAACCCTTCGCGACCAAACGCAACAAGACCGAACAGGAAACCCGTGAACTAGCCAAAATGCAGTTTATGGCAGGTTTATATTACGATCCGGAAATCGGCCCATTCCTGCCGGTGCCAAATATTCAGCGGGCGCTGCAACAAGGAGCGGCAAAAAATAAGAAGGAACGGATTTTCAAGAGCTCACTACTTGTCGAAGGGATGGTCGGCAAAAACCGCGATAAGGCTGCGGCGAAGATCATCTACGAGGGTCCGAGCGATCCGGAGAAAATCTACGGAAATGGCGCGACCCAATTTGTCCATCAATGCATGGGTAAACTCAACGGCAAAACCAGTGTGCTGGTTACCCGACCGATATTCCCTATATGGGCAGTGGAGTTCGTTGCCATCTTCGAAGAGGATTCAGTTACACCGATTGATGTGGCAACCGCATCAACTCTTGCTGGGCGCTTGGTTGGGATCGGTACTTGGCGACCGTATCACGGGCAATTTAAATCCGAGATTTTGAAGTAAGAACGCCCCGGAACCATAACCATGCAAGACCTCGAACGTTTAGATCTCTCAAGCGCCTCCAGCGCTTACCGGCGCCGGCGCTGCACGGGTAGTGAAAACCTGATCCGCGAACTGCGTGAGCGCGGTTTGCTTAAAGAAATAGCGCCAGGCCAAGACGCCTTGAGCGGCACGGCCGTTCACGCGGCCTGGCGCGGTGTGGGCGTAGAGCTCTCCCCCAGCCAGGAAAAGACTTTGATCGAGCTTAAACGCCTGGAAGCTATGGTGCTCGCTGACTGGTCAGGAGGCGAGCCTTTCATCCTGCTGGGACGCGAAGAACGCCTCTGGCTACGCCAAGGCATCGAGCCCGTCCATTCCGGCCAGTACGATGTCTGCTACCTCTCAAGGGATCACCAGCGGACGCTCATCCTGGACGCTAAAACCCTCTATGGCGAAATCGATCCAGCCGAACACAACGATCAGCTACGCGAATTGGTGTCGCTGTTCCGGTTCAATTATCCGGCATTAGAGCATTACACCGTGGCGATCCTGGCCCCTAACCAGCCCGAGCGGATCTCGAGCGCCACCTATGACCAACTCGAAGCCGAACTGGCGCTGCGCCTCCTGCGCCTCTCGCTCGCCGAAAGCGCCGACCCGGACGCACCGCGCACGCCCGGAGCTCACTGCACCCATTGTCCCGCCCGGCTCCAATGCGAGGAAGCACGTTCCTTGATCGGCCATCCCTACAGCGTAAAAAAACGCATCGATGCCGGCGAATTTGTGTTGCCTCTGGGCGAGAAAGGCGCCCGGCTCTTGGAAGAGATAAAAACGGCAAAAACGGTCCTGGCTGATCTCGAAGAAGCTTACAAAGCCGAGCTCAAAACCGATCCCGATTGCCTCCCGGGCTGGCAACTTTCCAACGCTCACAAGCTGCGCTCGATCCCGGAGGTCGAAAAAGCCCTGGAAGCCTGGAGCAGCCATCGCTATGCCATGAGCGATTTCCTGGCCTGCACCGATATCGTTCTCCACCGGCTCGAAGAAAAACTCAACCTCCAAACCGGTAAAGTCGGCAAAGGCCTCGCCAACCATTTTAACGACATTTTCGGGCCCCTGGTCGTGACCCGCATGAGCCAACCCTCAATCGTGCGCAGCCGCAAAGCGCTGCCGCCTCGCCCATGACCGAACGCATGAAAGGCCATATGCCAAGTCCAAAGACAGAGGAACTCAATTATTTCGGCGAGCTCCTCTCAGTTTTAAGCGATGAGGAACTCCTGCGGCTGCGACGCCGATTCCAAATGCGTCATAAAGAACGCATGGCCGAGATTCTCACCGACGAAATTCTAGAGAGAAACGCGCTTTAAAAACCCATGAACGATCGCCTCTTCTAAAAATGGAACCGCCCCCCACCTTCCATTTTGCCCCCGAGATCGAGCAGTCTCTGGTCAGTTTGTGCTTCTATGCCCCCGAACGGATCGCCCTGCTCAAACGCGAACTCGATCCCCGGGTCCACTTCACTAGGCCCGAGCTGCGCCATATCCTGGAGGCGATCGACTTAGCCTACCGCGAACTGGGCTCAACCGACTTTGCATCCGTCATCCAAACCCTGCGCGAACTCGGGCGCCTGGAAGATTGCGGCGGACCGTGCGGCGTAAACGCCGTCTTCGAAGAATACCGCTACGGCTTGAGCTCCCCGGATGCTTTAGAGCAAATCTTCGCCTATTACATCGAAATGCTCAAAGCTTACGCTCAAGCCCGCAGCAACCAACCCCCGGTCAATGTTTACCGCTTCCTCCGCGGCGATATCACCTTGGTAAAGAATAAAACCCGCACCACTGATCGCTGCCCGGACTGGATCGGCGAAGGCAAAGTCGCCGGCCGCACCTACCGCGCAAGTGCGTTCGGTAATCAGGACAAAAACGGCCAAAGTGTCTTGGCAATCTCTTTGTGCCCAAAATAATCCAGCTCTGCAGTGCTGCTGCCATGAACCCACATTTCGATCCCTTCGCTAAAACTGATGCGGACGATTCAACCGAAGATAAAGAATGGCAAGAAGCTCTGGCCAAAGGACTCACCAGGAGCGCAAACCTTAATCACCTGGCGATTAAACCGCGGCCAAAAGTCATCGACTGCTGGGCTTACCAGGGCGACCTGGGCTTTATCTTCGCCCCGCGCGGTCTGGGCAAAACCTGGTTGGGTATGCTCATCGCTCACGGCCTGGCCACCGGCACAGATATCGGCCCTTGGAAGGTCTACCACCAGCATAACGTTCTCTATATCGACGGCGAAATGCCCCCAAGCGATATCCAGTGGCGCGATAAAGTCCTGGGCCAACCCACCCCTAACCTCACCTATATCAATCACGAAATCCTCTTTGAGCGCACCGGCCGCATTATGAACCTCGCCGATTACGCACTCCAAAATGCCGTCATCAGCTTGTGCAAAGAAGAAAACTTCAACGTCCTGTTGCTCGATAACCTCTCCACCCTGGTCAGCGGCGTCGACGAAAACAAAACCATCGACTGGGAAAAAATCCTCCCCTGGCTCCTGCGCCTCCGCCGAGCACATATCCTGGTCGTCTTTATCCATCACGCCGGCAGAAGCGGTCAAATGCGCGGCTCCTCAAAACGCGAAGACCCCAGCGCCTGGATCATCTCCTTGCACGAACCGCGCAACGATCCGGAAGAAGAAACCCACGGCGCCCATTTCATCTCCACCTTTACCAAAAACCGCAACGCCCCGGATAAACCTAAAAGCCTCGAATGGAACTTTACCCCAATTAACGGCAACGAAATCTTGGTCCGCTTCGAACAAAGCCAGCCAATGGATGTTTTCAGAGAATTGGTCTCCGCAGGCGTTAATCAATGCTCGGAGATCGCCGAGGAAATGGACGCAACCACCGCCTTTGTCTCGCGCCTGGCCAAAAAGGCCGAATCCGCCGGCTGGCTCGAAATTAAAAACCGCAAATATTACCTCAAAAACCAGCCCTCCGCCCCTCCATTCCATCAATCCAACGACCCCTGAATTCTCATTGCAAAAACCTGCAACGAGACAGGGGTCTCGTTGCACGTCTCATTTCACTCCCGCTTCTGTAACGAAAAATCACAAAAAACCATTGCACGTACATAACTCGTTGAAAATCAACAAAACTGATGAAATGAGCGCATTGCGTTGTACCTCAGCTCCCACGGTTTTATCTGCAACAACGCTCTCGTTAACGTACCTATAGTACATGAATAGGTAGTTAACGAGCGAGAGCGTGCACCGTTTTAAACCCCGTTTCATCACCAATTATGTCCGAATTTAACGCTCCGCGCTTTACCGCAAATTGTCCCTCAGCTGCTTCCCATCGTAACGCCGAACTCAAATTCATCGCCAACCTCGCTTGGCTCTTTAAAATCCAGTTCCCTCGCCTCCTCGAACGCGGAGCGCCTTTTATCCCGTCATCTCATGCCCAAAACCAATCGCCACTCCATCACCCTGCTCAAAAATCAATACCTCCAACTCAGACAGATCTCCGGCGTTTACGTTAGCTACGAACTCAGCACTCTTTGGATGCGACCTCCTTGCCTCTCCAGTGTCACCGCTCTGTGGTCTTTCACAATACTCAAAGAATCTTACAGAGCTTTCCTTCTGCTTTCCGCTGCTCTCAGTGCTCAAAATAACCAATCCCACCCGCTTGGCTCTTTGAAGCAGAAGGCTCGCGGCATTTTGTACCACCAAATCTTAACCGGTCCATGGCCACATGAATTTCCACAACACAGCTGGCATGTACGATGCCATCGCAAAATGGGTCGAGGAATGCGATGTCGAGATCGACTGGGAAGCGATAATGCAGTGCAAATGGTGGGTCGGACCGAAGGATTGGGTGCCTCCGCCGAAGTGGTCGATGCCGACACCATTCCCGAGCCGATTAACGCCACCAATTGCCACCAAGCTACTGTTTGCCCAGTGGTGGAACGGATTGCACATCCGGCCAGAGCTCGGCGATCCGCTAGACGACTACCTTCAGCCAAGGATAAACGAGCACCAAAATGTAGTGCCAAGAAATCAGCGGAAAAAGGGGGGGGAGGGGGTCGATCTCCGGGTGGCCGGCGACGCCGCGACCGGTCGCGGCTCGTGGAAAATTTTTCTCAAACAAATAGCGGCGATGGATAAAATAGAGATTATAGAGCTTAAGTTAATAAAGCCTGAGGAACGGAAGGCGTTAGTGCGGATGGCATGGCTAGAGGAGGAGATAAGGAAAAGGGAGGTAGAGCACAACCGTGAGCGGGTGCGGCGGCAGATGCGAGGGGAGGCAGATAGTTATATGAGCAGGAAATCGGTACCGAAGTTAGTTGAACGAGCGAAGTGTGGGAATATAGAAGCGATCATAGAATTGGAGCGACGTGGATGGGACGGAGCGGAGACCGGGAGGATGATGGAGGCAGCGAAGCGGAAGTCTGGACGGATGCGGGAGGTAGCTTTGGAGCGGTGGGCGAGCGGAGGGCGAATAGGGAAGCGAGTAAAAGGAGGAGAGATGGCGAAGAAAGAAGTAAAGGTGGTCCCGGAGCGAGTAAAGGTAGGAGAGGCTGGGGAAGTATCAACGGTGCCGGCGGAGGAGGTTCGGAGAGGGATCGAGCTGGAGTTAGAGGTAATTCGGGTGGGGCCGAATCCGCGGATCTTGACGTGTCGGTACCTGGAATTGGCGAGTGAGCGGGTATGCAAGGTAGGGGTAAAGAGTGTGGCGAACTTTGTGCGTGGGATGAAGTTCAAGATGGTGGAACCGGCAAGTGAGATAGAATACGGTGGGGTATGGCGGTACGAAGGGGCGTTGCCGCGGCTAAAGGGTAGGTGGTAGGAGATGTCTGCGACTGGGGCCGAGCGTTTAGATAATCCGTTACGGCGATTACGTAATATAGTTAGCCAAACTGGTCGAGCTATGCGCCAAGAAGATTTGGCTAAGAGGATTCATTTTTCTCTGGCATCGGTTCGGGCGATTGAGAATGGTCGGCGACCTTTATCGGAACAATGTCTTTTTAGTGTTTGGGTTTGGTTAGGATTACGCTGGGATGGTGAAGAATGGTACCAAGACAGATGATGGAAACGATAAATAATTTCGAGTTAGCAGCAACCTGTGTACTAATAATCTGGAGTATAGGTTTGGTATGGGCGAGCTGGCAGATTCATGTAATGACGCGGGAACTGATTAAGGAGCGGCTGGAGCTGCGGCGGTGGGTGCGGTTAAAGGGGATTAGGGAGCGGCAGAATGGGGGGAGGCAATGATGGACAAAGTAAAGGTGGAACTTTCGGTGGAGGAGGCAGGGTACGTTTTAGGGATACTGAAAGAGCATTTGGAATACTACCGGTTATTGCGCGGGAACGAGCGGTGCACTGGGCAAACCCGAGCGAAGCACGAATTATTGGAGGGGTTATGGGAGAAGCTGCGATGAGCGTGCCTGAGGCAATGGTGATGTGGGTTTTAGCGGTTGGGGCGCTGATTTGGGTTTGGAGGACGGCATGAGCACACCGCAGGAAGCTGGAGGACGCGAAGGTAGTCAAGGACGGAAGGCGGCCAGAGTGAGCCTGCTTGATAAAGCGCAAGCAAGTATTGAGATGAGCGAAGAATTACTCTTGGCAGGCGAGGCTGCCGGTTCGCTGGAGTGCGCTTTAGAGGCGGCGAAATACCTGCGATTAATCAGGCTCCTTCGCCGGGATGCGGTTCAAGACTGCGCGGACAAGAGCGGGCCGTACTCCAACCCGATAGATTGAGTGTTGAGCACAGTGAAAGGCATCCTGGTTGATCCGGTTCAGAAGAGTGTGGAGTACATCGAGAGGGAGGGCGGTTTTACGCTTGCAGAGTTGCACAAGCTCATTGGCGCTGAGGCGCTTGATTTTTGTCATCCGCTGGGGCGGACTGAAACGGTGGTGGTTGATGACGGTGGGATTGGCAAGGATTTGGCCTCGTTTAGGATTGAGGGCTACGATTGGCCGATCTACGGGCGGGCGATAATCTTAGGGCGGGACGCCGGCGGGGGCGACCGGGACACCGGGTTCACGGTGGAAGAGGTGCATGAGGTGGTCGAGTTTCCGTGAGACGAAGAGGTCCAACGATCAGTTTTAGTATTAGAGCCTCCGGATGCTGGGTATGGGAAGGCCAAATAGGCAAAAGAGGCTATGGGAGTGTCAGTCAGAAAAGCAAAAAACGAGGCGCCCATCGGATCATGTTCGAGCTTTTTAAAGGAGCGGTTCCGGAAGGCAAAGAAATCCATCATAGTTGTGGCAACCCGCTTTGCGTAAATCCGGAACACCTAATTGCAGTGACTCGCAAAGAGCATGTAGAACTTTCACCGAAGGTGGTTTCGTACATTAATGGTCATAAAACACATTGCGCCAAAGGACATGACTATGTGATTGACCAAGGGTTTCTAAGGAGGACAGGGAAACGTAGGCGCTATTGTCCTGTTTGCCGAATGGAATGGCAGAAAAGACACAGGAGGCAACATCAAACTGCATGACCATCCCGTTTACCCGTTGCCGAGCCGGGAACAGTACGAGGCGGATCCCGAAGGGGCGCAAGCGTACCTGCTCAAGCGCAACGAGCGGATTGAGCTAGAGGTAGCTGACCCATTTTATTACGGCTACCGGCCCAAAGTATGGGAGAAAGTCGAGCGCAAGATCGCCGAGGGCTTTAGGGAGATCCTGGTTTTGGGCGGGAACCGGGCAAGCAAGAGCGAATTTGCGGGGTTTAAGACCATTGAAACCCTTCTTGGAGCCGAAAAACGGCGGGTATGGTGTTTGCAGACGACTGAGCCCAATAGTGTGGAGATGCAGCAACCGATCGTTTGGAAGTACGTGCCAGGCGAGCTTAAAGACGTCAAAAAGGGCCGGGTAACCAACGTCGCGTACACGCAAAAAAACGGTTTTAGCGAGAACAAGTTCATTTTTCCCAACGGGAGCGAGTGCGTTTTCAGAAATTACGCCCAGGAAATCACGGTAATCGAGGGTGGGGATTGCGATCTGATCTGGTGCGACGAGCTGGTGCCGCTCTCCTGGATCGAAACGCTCCGGTACCGGCTGGTGACCCGGGGCGGCCTCTTGCTGATCACCTTTACGCCTATCGAAGGCTATTCGCCGGCGATTAAAGAGTTCCTGGACGGCGCCCGGACAGTCGAGGAAGAGCCGGCGGAGCTCTTAGGCTACCAAAAGATGCCCCGGGTCCAGCATTGTGTGCGCCGGGGCGCGTGTGTGATCTATTTCTGGACCAGTGACAACCCTTTTGGCGGGTATATTAATATACGCAAGACGCTCGAAGGTGCGCCCAAGAGCGAAATCAAGACCCGGGCTTACGGGGTGCCGACCAAGGCGATCGCGAGCCGGTTTCCGAAGTTCCGGGAACGGATCCACGTTTTTGAGCCCGAAAATCTCCCGGTAAGCGGCACGAACTACTTTTTTTGCGATCCTGCCAGCAAGCGTAACTGGTTTATGCTTTGGGTGCGGGTCGATGCACGTGGCCGGCACTGGGTCTATAGAGAATGGCCCGCTGAAGGCGTCTACATCACCGGGGTGGGTGACCCTGGTCCTTGGGCCGAGGCAGACGGGCGCAAAGCCGATGGGCGAGCGGGAAGCGCCCAGACGAGCTTTGGCTGGGGTATCAGCCGGTATATAGAAGAGATTCGGAGACTTGAGGGGCAACTGCCGGCTAAGGACGAGACGACTCTCGAAAAGGGCGAGGTGGTGCTTGAGCGCTGGATGGATAGCCGGTTCGGAAACACGCCCACCAACGCGGCGGACGCTGCCACAACGCTCTTGGAAGAATGCGCGGTTTTAGGGATGCCGTTTAGTCCCGCGCCGAACGATACCCTCGAGGAAGGCGTCTCGCTGATCAATTCGATGCTTGACTTTGAGCCGGGAACTGGCGCAGAACCGAGCTTGTTCATCTCAAGCGCATGCCGAGCGCTCATATTCGCTTTGAAAGTCTGGACCGGCAAAGACGAGAAAACCGGCGCCTGCAAAGATCCCGTCGACTGCCTGCGCTGGGTTGCCGTTGCTACTCTAGAGGATGTGGGCGAATCGTTAATGTTGATCGAACCGAGCGGGTATTAGGATGATCACCGAACGCGAAAGGAAGCTTTGGGATCTGTTGGACGACATCGATACAGCCTTTGACGATTTCAGGCCGCAGCCGGAGCCATTCGAGCGTTACGTGGAAAAGAAGGTAGGCGAACGGCATCAGATCCTTCATAGCGACGGGTACGAACTCTACGAACCCGAAGAAAAAGCCACATGACCGATCTAGAATGGTTTGAATACTGGAACCGGCGCTTGCGGCAGGCTGTCGCTGAAGGTGACGAAAAAACCGAGATCCTGGCAACGACCATGCTCTACTGCAAACCAAAATGAACTTCGATCGCGTCAAAGAAGAGTTCCTGATCGCCGTGACCGAGGCGAGCGGGTACATGGCTTGGATGACTGAGCTCGACGACACCCGGTACTGCCGGTGGAACGGGCAGACCAACGACGGGCGCAAATATTCTAAATATACCGGCAGCGACGTATTCCCGTGGGAAGGCGCGAGCGATATGCGGCCCTTTTTCGTCGACGACATTGTCAATGACGACGTCGATATCATGCGCACGGCAGACAAGAACTGCCATATGCAGACCGTGCCGGTCAATTCCACGTTCGCTCAAGCCGCAACCAGCCAGACTGCGGTCTTGGACTATGTCGTGCGCGCGATGATGGCTGAAGAACTCGACCAGGAGAAAGAACTCCTGGCCCAATGGCGCCAGCATTACGGTTCGAGTGTGATGGCGATCGATTGGTATATGGATTTTGATTCCGAGGTCGTGACGATCACGATGCAGGACATTCAGGCGCTCGCCCAGCAGATCCCGGAGCTGGGCGACGTGCTTGCCTACATGTTGAGCAACCGCGGGCAACTGACCCGGACCGATATTCAGCAGGGACTCGCCTTCTTCGGGCAGATCTTTCCCCAGGTGCAGAACCCGATGGCTGCTTTGGGCAGCCTGATGCAGACCGGGCAGTTCCAGTACGATAACCCCTATATCAAAGAAACCCGGCCGAAAGTGACGGCGTTACGCACTTTTCAAGACGTCTTTTTTCTTCGTGGAGCCTATAACCTCCAGCTCTTGCCCTGGATCGTGCGCCGGGACGTGATCCCCAAGGCGACTGTCGAAGACCGGGCTCAGTACGAACAATGGGATCCGAAGTTCACTAAATATATTCTGAACTCGGCCGGCTCCAGTGTTCTGGGTTTACGCAACTACTCCGATACGCTCTTTCGCTATAGCGGGAACCGGATCTACGTCGATCAGATGCGGGAGATGTGCGAAGTCTTTTACGCCTTTTACCGGGGGGAGGATTCGCGTAACCGGCGCCGGATAAACGTGACGATTTTTTCGCCGGTAACCGACGTGATCGGCCGGCGGCTGCCTAATCCCTATAATCACGGCAAATTTCCCTTTGTCCTGTGCATGCGTGAACGCCGAAGTCGCTCTGCGGTTGAAGCTCGCGGGATAGCCGACATCGAGATGACGCATCAGGCCGAGATCAAGAATCAACGCGACTCGAGAAATGATCGGACAAGTCTCGGCACGCTTCCGCCACTGCAAGTACCGCTTGGTCGTGGAAAACAGCAGTACCGGCTAGGACCGCGAGCGCAGTTACAAGTGATGCGCCCAGGAGAACTAGCGTGGCTAGCGCCGCCACCGCTAGATCAGACCACGTTTGAGGTGGAGAATACGACGATAAGGGGCGCATACAATTATTTCGGCAAAAGCTGGGAAGGCGTTGATCCTAACAAGGTCTTGCGCAAGCAGCAACGTTTGATCGATGCGTGGTTGGGCGAGCTGCGCGAGGTATACGGATTGATCTACGAACTCTGCGAACAGTACATGGATCCCAATGATTGGATTGCGATCTCGGGCGATCCGCAGAGTGTGCCTCAAACCGACAGAAAATCGATCCAGCATAACACCGCTCTGGTGCTGGAGTACGATGCGAAGGATCTGAATACCGAGTATCTGAAGCAGAAAATGGACTTAATCCAGTCGATGCTGGTGGCGACCGATGCCGCCGGCGTGATTGACCGAGCCGGGTTGACCCAGTACGCAGCACAAGCGCTCGATCCGGCCTTAGCCCAACGCATCGTGCGCCCGCAAGGCCAAGTGACCCAGCAGGAGATCGAGGACGAACAGGATGCGCTTAGCAATATAGTGAGCGGCATTGACCCTCCGGTTTACACCTCTGGCCAGAACGCTCAACTGCGTCTGCAGGTGATCCAGCAGACCATGCAAAACCAGGATTATATGAATTTCATTCGGGCCAATCCCCTGGCGCAGCAACGGCTCCAGAACCGGGTCAAGAATCTCCAGTTCCAGATCCAGCAGCAGCAAAATGCCGTAACCGGCAAGATCGGCGTACCGCCAGGACCAACCCAACAACTCACCGGCGCTGTGCCGGCACCTCCACCTGGTCCGCCAGGACCACCATAAATATGGCTAACGCACCCGTTTTCGGCGGCGGTTACATGACTGTCACAAGCAGTCCGGCTAATCCGCCAAACCAAGCTGAGCTTTCACCAAAACTGGACCCGGTCTTTATGACCGCATGGAACCAGAGCAAGTATCTCTTTCCCGCTCGATGGCAGGGCGATCCTGACTTTATTGTTGCCGTTGCCGTGGTCGCCTCTCGCTACAAGACCGGTTCAGGTGTGATAACGCCGGCAATTACGACGATCGCTCCGACGAGCACGCCCAAAAACGCCGCATTCACGCTGACGGTCAACGGCACGAATTTCGATGCCAATGCGATAGTCATGTTGAGTGGCATTGATCAACCAATGGCCACTTTAACTCCAACCCAACTCACTGCCACGATCAGCGCAGCAACGATTAAAACCGCCGGCACATATCCCATTCAGGTGCGTAACGCCAACGGCACCATCTCAAACACAGTCAATTTAACCGTAGTCTAGAAACCGCAAACCGCCGCTTACTTCCATGCCAACAACTGTCCAACCCGCTCCGCCAGACCAACAACCAGCTTTTGCGCCTAACCTGTCCACGGAAGTGACATCTAATCCTTGGGATGACGACCAGGGGTTCCAAGCTCTGCTCAAAGCCAAAATCTATTCCTGCCCCGGCAGTTACGGAGGCGATAACGCTTTTTTCGGCTGGCTGTATGATTTCTACCTGGCCGCAGGCGGCGGATTGCCTGCCCCGACGCTCAGTGCTCTAACCCCGAGCACCGCGCCGGCCGGTGCCGATGTCACGGTCGATATCACCGGCACCGGGTTTGACGCGGGCGCAACCGTGAATATCGGCACTGCTTACGGCTTGGTCCCGACCAGTGCTACCGCAACCAATTTAACCGTACCGATCGCGGCCGTGAACATCAGATTCCCTGGAGTTCTGCCGGTGAGCGTAAAAAACGGTGACGGCCAATACAGCGCTCCCCTAGATTTTACGGTGACCTGATGCCAGCCACTATCGACAGCTCGAGCGTGCCGCTCAAAGATCGCTTCTATATATATAGAGGGATAGTCCTGCATCAGAAGAAAGAGGCTGCGGATTTTGACCAGATGTATTGGCAGATGTTGCCGAAACCCGCGGCACCGACTCTCGTCGCGCTAAACCCAAACACTGCGCCAGCCAATATCGATGTTACCGTGAACATCACAGGCACAGGTTTTGATGCCGGCGCAAAAGCCGTAATCGGCACGACTGCGTTAAGTCCGATGGGCAGTCCAACCCAAACCGCTTTTAGCGTAGTTATTCCTGCGGCTCAGATCGCTACGGCAGGCGCTCATGCCGTGAGCGTGAAAAACGGTGACGGGCAACTGAGCAACGCGATCAACTTCAGCGTGACTTAAGCCAATGGCTGACGCGATTAGTGGCTCAACGATTTATCCGTTCAAATGGTTCTTCCGGCCGGAAACCGTTCCTGCAATCGTTCCGGTCCTCCAAATCGTCGACGACATCACCGAGCTCGCCTTTGAGCAGTTACCGAGTGTCTTGGCTGAGATCGATAAACGCCACTGGGGCGCAATTCGGCAGGTGCTGATCGAAGCGAAAATGAAGGCGGAGGCGATGCTTCGCAACGATGAGATCATTAAAAACGCTCAGTTGAGCGCTTACTACCAAGGTTGGGTGAACTATGCCGACTACATCCTGGCGAATCTCGAGGGACTGCGAGCCGGCGACGTGCCGGGACCGGCGGATCAAAGTGCAACCCCAATAGAGGAACCTTGAGAATTATGGACGAAGAAACAAAGGGAACCCTGAGATCAATCAACGAACGCCTGCAGGAAATTGCGCTCGTCTTGAAACGAATCGAGGATCGTCAAATCACGGTGCGCGAAGAGATTAAAGACCAGGCAGCGCCCGTAGTGGGTTCTTTTGCCTCCAGCGAATAAGTGGACGTTGTCGAAATGGAAAAAGTGCAAGGTGGCCGGTTGTTTGCGTCCGGCCAAAGCCCGCGGGTTCTGCGACGCGCATTTCAACCGGCTGCGCAGAGGCGGCCTTAAACCTGAGTTGCCGGTGCGCTCGCTCGAGCGCAAACAAAACTGGAAATAAAGTCTCGCGAAAAAAACCCGCCACCACTCAGTGACGGGTCGAGACAGTTTTAACAAACGATTGGTACCAATCATGGCCCAATCCCGACACGAGCACAAGTTAAACGTTCCTTGTGGAACAAATTGGCCCATTAAAATCCATTATTGCGCTTAAGGCGTTTGTGTGAGACAACGTGTCTCTAAGCGCACTGGTCGACGCTCCAATTCGATCTGGCTAGCGTTTTCTTGTTTTTGCGAAAAACATGGCAGAGGAACCTAAAGGTACCCAGACCCTCCCACCGGCTGAGCCATTACCCGAGCCGGATTTGGACGATCTGTTAAGCCACATCCCTCTTTTCAAGGATGCTTTTGGTCCGGAGGGAGAATCGGGTGACACAAAGCCTGCGGCGCCAAAGGAACCGGCGCCGGAAAAGGCACCAGCGGCACCTGCAGAAGTGCCGGATGAGATTCGACCCCCGGAGGAATTACCTCCCGAGGTGGAAGAACCTCCGCCAGAAGAGGAACCTCCTAAACAGGAAATTTCGGATTCGGCCCAGAAACGGATCGATAAACTCACCGCCCAACGCAAGGGCGCCGAGGAAAAAGCCGCCGCACTCGAGGCTGAGCTAACGGACTTGAAAGCCAAGTTTGTCGCTCCGCCGCCGGTTGCTCCGACTCCGGACTCGCCCTTAGCCGGCATTGAAACCAGGGCTGAACTCCAAGAACGAGTAAAGCTCGTTTTAAGAGCTAAGAGCTGGGCTATTCAGAATTTGGATGGTGGCAACGTCGA